TCTAACAACATGCTCTCTCTTTACCTGTCTTGCATTCATCATTTCTTCAAATCTCATTTTATTTACCTCTCTTTCTTTTGATAATATTATTATAACGCCTTTACGTTCATTTGTCAATACTTTTTTTAAATTAGTTGAAAACAATTCATGATGTTAACGTAACTATTGCAAGAAAACTCTCTAACTGTTTTGGATAAAAACTTCAACATGATTTTTTTAACAATAGCTTCTGGTAAAGTCTTCATCATTTCCCTTTCGATAGTATTGTAAATTCCATTCGGCAATTCATACATCTTCATGGTGTCAAACTCTTCTATTGTCAATAATCTCATCTTCAAGTTCCTCATCCTTCATTTGATGATATCATTATACCACCGCCCATTCCAGAAGTCAAGCAAAAAATTGCACAAATTTCAGGATTTTTACTACCAAATATTTGTGTAATCTGTCTATTGACAAAATTGCGGGGTGGTGGTATAATTGAAAATTCCGGCCGCAAGGACAGTGCGCGGCCGGCCAAAATTGAAACAAAAAAAGAGCTAATTACTTAGCTCTTTCACTTAAACATCAACTTAATAATTATCACCGCAACCCAAACCACAAAGGCCAGACTCCAGGTGAATGTAATGAATACCCCGGCGAACTGAAGGACAAACAGCAGAAGCCAAAGCAGGCCCGCAGTAATAAAGAAATCCGCCACTAATGCTAAAACTACTAATGCAATCATGTTTTTCTCCTTTCTTTTAGAAGCTGGGAGCCTTTCCTCGGCATCGCCTTGTGTTCAAGACAACACTGGTACTTTTGGCTCCCGACACCTCTCTTTTGATAATTTAATAATACCACACTTTTGGTTATTAGTCAAGCTTTTTTCTTGTTCTATTTACAGGTTCAAATAAACATGCATCAGCGAAAAAATAAATAACATGAGACCATTTTAAAGATTCTTTTGCATAGACTAATAAATCTTCTTCTGTTGGATTCTCTGGGATGCCTGATTTTCTCCAAGTGTCAATGCTTTCTTGACACTCTGTATTCATTACGTATTTTTCCATCTGTTGGAGTAAATGAACTCTTATTTCTATTATTTCTTCCTTGCTATACATTGCGCTCCTCCTCTTTCTTGACAGTGAACTGTAACAGTTCTATTAAGTCTTTTACATCATCTATTGTTCCAATCTCAATGGCGTGTTCGCAATCACAAACATAGAAAATTCCATTATCTTGTTCAATTTGTTCAATGCTCATTTTTCCTTCTCCTCTCTAAGAATCTTGTTAATGAGGTTTTTAATTTCTTTTAAATCTTCTAAATCACAGTAAACCTTATCGCCCCAACCGCCTTTAATTGTGTATGGATAATTTTTATCGTCGCTTCTTTCGATCGTCATTGTATGCAACTCCTTTTCTTTTTGATAATGTTATTGTATCATAGGGGCTGACATTTGTCAACCCCCTTTTTAAAATTATTTCTGACTGATATTAAAATCATCATTTCTATCATACAAGTAGTTTGACATGAAATCTGTCTCTTCACAGCCATTTATCATCATCAAAGAATACTCTTTATCTCCGAACCCATACAAAAGCTGTCTTACAGTTTTACCTTTTGCGTAAGCATAACCGCATTCCCATGCAGTTCCGCTGTCTGAATACATCCCGAAGTTGAGAACCCATACTTCATCAGCTTTGTCGATTGCATCAACATCCTGCTGAAAAACCTTTCTGCCCCATGTCGCGTTATCAAGCTCCCACGCATTTTCGACTTCATGTTCTATTGGAGCGTAGACTTCCAAACCTTGCGCGCGCATCTTCTGGAGAATCTGAACATACATTACTCTTTCATTATTTTTGAACCATGGACTTGCTAAATAAATCATTGTATCGACCTCTTTTCTTTTTGATAATGTTATTATAACCTATTTTTTGGAAATTGTCAACAACTTTTTTACGTTTTAGGTTTGGACTTAATGCCCAAACCTAATGTAGTGATTCATCCAGTTTTCGCCAAACTGTTTTTTAAATTCTTCCACATACTCTGGATAGTTCTCATTGACTGACAGTTTGTAAATACTATCATAGTCCATTGTAGTTACCCACTCACAGTTAGTTCCCTTGTAAAACCTCAGCGTGTCAAGAATCCAGTTCATTGACTCTTGAGATAAATCCATTGCAATAACCTCTCTCAGAGTTATTACCTGCCCATTAAACAATGGTTCAATGTCAAATCCTGTTACCTTAGTTCCGCTAATCTTTGGCTCGAATGTCATGTTCATCAATTCCTTTCTTTCTTTTGATAGTATTATTATAACATGGGGTCGACTAAATGTCAACCCCTATTTCTTTCATTTCTTGAAAAACTGATGTGATGAATCTTCCAACCAGTTTTCCATCAGCTGTCTTGTACCTAACTACATCCCTGAAAATGTCAAACATCTGTACTTCGGTAGCACCTTTGACAACCCGCAAATAATTACACAGCTTTTCGAGTTCTTCCATTGTTATTTTCATTGTATCAACTCTCTTTCTTTTTTGATAATATTATAATATCATATTTTTTGGTAATTGTCAATAGATGTTTTGCACATGTTAGGTTTGGGGCTTGATGCCCCGACCTAACGAACAGTGAAGTAACTTCTTTGATTATACATCAGTTTGCGCACTTTGCCAGTTTGTACTAACTTGTGTAACATTGCACTGCATTTCTGTGCATTACATCTTCCATAGAAAACATTAGCAATGTCTCTCGCTGTGTAGCTGTTCATTGGATTCAAAGACAGAAAAGTAAGAATATCTGATTGCAGTTTCTCATAATTAATTCTTTTCAGTGCGCTTTCTTGTCTTTTTGTACTTGAAACCATTGTATCAACCTCTCTTTCTTTTGATACTATTATAACAGAAGGGGTTGAGTTTGTCAACCCCTAGTTTTAATCATCTTCTGTCTCCCAGTACTCTTCATCTTCATCCCAGAATGCCGCAAAATCATCACACTCTTCTATTGGATTATCAATCACGCAAGTTCCATCTTTCTTCCAATAGGGACAATCCCAACCATTCACAGGGCAATACACTTTCTTCATCTTATCAGTTCCTTTCTTCTTTTGATACTATTATTATAACAGAATCTGATTTGCTTGTCAATATCTTTTTAAATAAACTTTGAAAAGTTCTACATTGACTGAACCCTCATCATCAATCCAGCTAAATGCATAACAATCAACATCAAACCTTGGAGTTTCAAGAACGCATTCATGCGAAATGTCATAGTTTAACTGTTCAAGCTCTGCCCATTCCTCCAAAGCTTCTCCAAAAGTCTGACATTTTTCATTATAAAGTTTTAACTCTCCAACCTCATCATAGAAACCTTTTGCTTTAAAAAAATTTATTAAGTTCATTATTTGTATTTCCTTTCTTTTTTCTTTTATTATAGCAGGGATTGACTTAGTTGTCAACCCCTATTTTAAATTTCCATTTACAAATTTTTTGATATTTCACAGGAATCAAAGAAACAAATTTTTTCTGGTCATCTAGAGACAATTCTTGCAGTTGCTTTACTCTCATTGAAAAAGGATTGATTTTTCTTTTTATTAAGAAGGGAAAAGTTCTAACAAAGAGGAAAGTCTGAACTAAATACCTTCCTGCATCCACCAGTGCAAGCACTGGAAAGTAGAAAACTTCTTCATCCATTAAATAACCAATCACATACACCGCAAGTGCTCCAATAACAATACCTTTTAACATTTTACCAACCTCTTTCTTTTTTCTTTTATTATAACACCAAAATGTTAGGTTGTCAACAAGAAATTATAATTTCTTGTTGATTTCCGTTACATTGTATTTCACATGGTATTTCTGCAAAATATCTTTTACAATAGCGCTTTCTTCTCTGGTTTTGCTAAAAATGTCAATATTGTAATAGGTTTCATTCTTGTAAATTACTTCACCGCAAGTGTAACTAACTGAGAATGGTTCTAACTTGTGAATTAGTCCTTTATCCTTTGAAGTAACTGAGATTTTCCACAAACAGTCTTTCTTGCATTTTTCCATGAGCCAGATTGATGCATACACTCCAATTAAGTTTGTTAAAATTGTTACTGTGACTGTGATACCTAAATCAAGGCTTGCTAATTGCTTTACTACCACTGCATAGAACCCGTAGGATAAAGCATTGATTGCCGCCGCGGTCTTTTTGCCTGCGCGCACAGTTAAGATTGATTTCATTGTAGATAACATTACATTGACTAAACTACATGTAAAAAATATTATAATTGCTTCCATTCTTTTATTCTCCTCTCTTGGAACTATAACTATTATACTCCGAAAGGGGTTGTTTGTCAACCCCTATTCTGATAAAATTGAAAAGATTCTGTCAAATAATTCTTCGCCCTGCTTTGCATCCTTCTGGTCAGCGAAATCAATTCTAGCAGTCTGACCGCTACTATAGTTAATAAAAATTGTAATGTTATACAAGCTGTATTTCTTTCCGTAAGAAGTGTGAGTGTGTTCAGATACTCTTTTCTCTACCTCAATAACGTTTTCCAGTGATACGATTTTATTTTCTGATTTAATAAGTTTCATTTTTATTTACCTTTCCTTTCCTTATCTGATGTAATTATTATACCATGGGGCTGACCTTTTGTCAACCCCTTTTGGAGAATTTTTTAAAAAACTTTTTCGATTCCTTTATCTTTGAGATACTCGCAAAATTCATCTGCTGTGAGTAAATCCATAACTGCTTTGATGCTAAGGTTGCTTTCTTCTTCATACGCAATCTTGTATTCAAATGATTTAAACTGTTTCTCAGTAAAGGTTACAACTCCATCGAAGTAGTCAAGCACTGAGAATTTAAGAACAGGTTTCTTTGTAAAGAAAGTCTTGCCCATCTCCGCATTCATAATGAGGTTACTTTCTACTATTTCCTTAGCATCCTCAAAGCTTGTAATTTTAATGCTTTCATAACTGCTTTGAATAGCTTCTTCCTCTTCCATGTAATGAAGATGCCTAAACATGCTAGTTTTTCTCCATTCTGTTTCACCTTCAAATCTTACATAAACTCTATAATTATAAATCTTTTTCATTATCTTCATGTCCTTTCTTATCTCTCTTGATGGTATTAGTATAGCACAGCTTGCGCGCTTTGTCAACAATAATTTTGTACAAAATAAACAATACGTTTTTGTGCAAGTTGCACTGTGTTAAATTTTTAACAATCTCGCTTCGCTGACCCTAAAACCGCACGTACAAGAAAAAAACAAAAGGGCGGTTTTTCTCCGCCCCCCTTTTTACTCTTCCCACTCATGGTCAATCAGCTTCGCCGCTTCCATCCATTCATCAAACAGGTATTCAAGATGAATTGAAACCGCGCTAAATACGAATCCGCAAATACCCCCAACCAAAAGTGACTTAATAGACAGCCCTGCATAGCCCCATACAATACCAGCTCCTAATACTACGCAAATAATAACGATGATTTTAACCCTTGTTTTTTCACTCATTTCTTTTTCCTCTTTTCTGGTTATTCTTTTCTTCCTTACATTATTATAATATCATAATTTTTGGTAAAAGTCAATACTTTTCTTTTAATTCTTACAATAATTCTTCTTCTGAAACCTCTTTAATCTGTACCCCAGATAGTACCCCCTTCTTATTTAACACCCACAAAAGGTCCTCCACTGAGACAACATGGTTTTCTACTAACACCTCTCCTGAATCTGCATCCATTACTCTTTCCCAATCTTCACTCTTAATTAGTGTTACTCTCATAGTATCATCCTCTCTTTGGCTTGCTATCATTGTGATAGCAAGCCTTTACTCTTGCTTAGTGTGTCACTGTGTATGTCACTATCTCATCATCTGTGATGTCCTCTGTGCCCATGCTGTCCATGACCAGTGTTACCTTATCGCCCATGCTCATGTCTACATCTTCCATTGCCCAGAGATAGCCATCTGTATCTTCCAGTCCTACATACTGTACACCATCATACTCATTAACCTCATACACTGTAGCATTTACTGTGTAAGTGTGTCCTGTGTTACCTGCCATCATCATTGCTACTGCTATCAATACCGCCTTCATCATTATCTACCGACTCCTTTCTTTCCTTACCTTGTATAGACATTATAGCACACGCACTGCCCTTTGTCTACTGGCAGATTGCACAAAGATGCGTGATGAAGTTTGTGCAATCTGCCGATTGACACTCGCTAATTACCAAATTATAGGAAGTTGATGATTAGCAAGCTTGCATGCCTCTTGGATCGAGAAATATTGAGCCATCATTTTAATCGAAAACTCGGTCCATCTCCTGCGTCAATGGCCCGGTGCGCAACGCTCGCGCGACACGCTTCTCAGAAAACGCGACAATACGTTTTAGACATTTTTTCCGAGATAGTTTTGAAATAAAAAATCATTAGACTGAATGATGCTTAGTGGGGGGTGTATTTCGGGAGAAAAAATTTTTTCATTTTGAATTTGATATTCCTCTGGGCATAATTCCCACCAAATCGATTTCAGAAACGAGATTACGATATTATCTCTTTCAAAATCCTATTTCTCTTCTTCTGGCTCTTCTTTATCTACATAATAAATTTTATCAATTTCAGGATTTTCAAAATTAGGTTTCCTATCCTGATATACTAAGTCCTCTATTTCTCGGCCCCAATGCGGATACAAAAAAATCTTAATTCCTTTTTCTTTTGCATATTCAATCGTTTCGTATGTTCCGCCTTCTTCAATACCATCCCAAACCGCAATCAAAATATCTGAATGGTCAACCATCCACTTGTCTCTAAAGCCATAAGAATCTTTTCCGTCATTATATTGCGGATACAAAAAAATTACATTTCTAGCACTTTCCATTAAATTAATCTCTTTATCATGGAAAGTTTTTCTCCAACTTGGATAAATACATGTATAAGGAATCTTATTATACTTTGCGCACTCTGCCGCAATTTGATCTACCCCTTGCGCCATTCCAGTAAAAAATTCTTCCGGTCTAATCTCCTTCAAAGTATCTTCAATCCAATTTCTAACATACCATTCATGACCGGCTAATCTTCCAGGTCTATGCCCGGTTATCATCGCTCTCATTTACCCTTCAATAACCTCCTGTAGTTCAGTTGGAATTTCTGCGCCAAGCTCTTTTAAAACTTCTGCGGCTGCCAAATATTTTCCATCTACCGATCCATAAGGCGCCAGTAAAATATAATCCTTTCCTTCAATTTCTGCGGTAAAAAATTCCATCTGATTATTTTCTGAATTTATATACATGCGCGCCCGCAAACTCTTAGGAATTGTAATTCTTCCTAAATCATCAATTTTTTTTACTACATTTTCCGGTTTAACTACTACCATTATTCATTCTCCTTTTTTCTCATTCAATGTCCAACATTTTTTATTAAATAGACTACAATTTAAATTACATTGACCTCCATAGCCTTCACAGGGATGAAGTTCTTCCAAAAGGAAATCAAGACAGTGATTGTGCGCGGTCTTGATATCCCACATCATGCTATCCCAACCCCATTCCTCGAAAACTCTGCGCGCAATATATTCATCTCTCATTTTAATATATTCTTCTGTTGAAACTTTGATTTTACCATCATCTTTGTTTTCTTTTTCTTTTCCAAATAAATTTTTAAAAAATGGATTTGCGATATTTTTCTCTTTAGCGACTTTTTTAAAATCACTACTATATTTTACTCTTGCGGCCCCACTTCCACTTAATACTACCATTTTATATTTCCTCCACTATCATCATCATCCCATCCTTCTGGGAAAATAGCATTTAAAATTGCTTCTAATATATTTACTATTGCAAAAAAAGGACCTCCAATAATAAAAATAAAAAATACTATAAGCTTATCTTTTAAAGATAATTCTGCCATTATTGGTGCGTATTCCAATAACACAATACATGAAATAATGAGCCATAAAATTTCTATGAAAATAAATTCCTTCAAACTGTAAGCTCCCTTCCTATTTCTTACTTTTATTATAACAAAAATTTTGGGTTTTGTCAAAAAATTTGACTTTGCCCAAAAATTCTGGTATACTAAAATTAGAGAGTGGAGGTGACCTAACATAATAAAGTTAGATTATACATTAGAAACTCCTGTAGAACGAAACGAGTTGGTAAAACAAATTCTGGAAGAAAATCCAGAACCAAATGATAAATATTTAGAAATTCTTGCCGACTACTTAGTTCTTTGTATGGAGAAACAAGAAAAGAAAGAACGTAAAATTATTACGGAAAATCGAATGACTACAGTTAATAAGAGAGAAACATCATTCGAGGGGCTTGTTTCCCAGCTTGAAAATGGCGAAGATGGTATTTATAATTTAATAAATGAAAGTAAAACAACAATTTTTCAACCAAAAGTAAAAATAACCAAAAAAGATTTAGAAGAAATCCAACCCTTAAGACAACTAAAAGAAGCCATAGATATTTGGGAAGCAAAACTAAAAAGAGCAGAGGGCAAGGATGCTTTTATTATAAAGAAAGCTTTAATTGAGATGCGCAAAGACCAATATATTATTAAAAATGCGTATCGTAAACCAATAACAATGACAAAGTTTGTCCGCTCAAAAATGCCGACAAAATTAGAAGAATCATTTTCTTTTGATGCCGATGGATATATTATTCCAGAAGGCGTTTCACTATGTGATCCAAAAGTTTGTTCTGCTATTTTATGTAATTATTCAAGACTAAAAGAAGATTCTTGGGGCCACCATGATAGTGATTTATGGTATCTCATGGATGATTTTGATTCAATCTCTGGGCGAGCCCTTGAAGAATATCCAATGTATAGAAAAATTGTCGAGTGCAAAATTGATGGATTACAAAATGTTGAAATCCAAAAGGAGCTTAAAGATGAATTTGGCGTTACGCATAGTCTAGAATATATTTCATCTCTTTGGCGAAAGAAAATTCCAAATTTAATAGCATCTCAAGCTGAAGATGAAACCCTTGATTGGTATTTCTTAACACAAGAAAAAGGCAAATATAAAAGATGCAGTAGATGCGGCGAGATTAAGTTGGCGCATAATAAATATTTTAGTAAGAATAAAACAAGTAAAGATGGTTTTTATTCTATCTGTAAATGCTGTAGAAATTCAAAAACGAAGGCCAAGAAAGCTTAATTTGCTCCTGGTATTTTCATAATTTTAAAAGGAGGAATTAGTATGGCAGAAAATTCAGTTTTCTATTGTGATAAATGTAAGAAAACTATGCGGGCTGATGAATTCTATGGCTCGAACAATTTAATAAAATATCCAAATGGAAAATTAAATCAATGTAAAAAATGTATTACCATGCATGTGGATAACTGGAATCCAGAATCATTTTTGTGGATTTTACAAGAATGTGATGTTCCTTATATTCCAGATGAATGGGATAAATTGTTAGCTTCGTATGCGCGCGACCCTAGTAAAGTTACTGGCATGACAATTTTAGGCAGATATTTATCTAAAATGAAATTAAAACAATTTAAAGATTATCGTTGGGAGCATACTGAGTTTTTACAAGAATTAGCTAATCATAAGATTGAAGAAGCTATGAAACGACAAGGGTATGATGCGGCTGAAATCGCGCAAGTTATTTCAGAAAAACAGCTTTCAGTTCCAGAAGGCGGATATGCTGAACCTGTGTATGAAGAACCGGCAGTGCCGCAATATTATACCGCAAATGAAGATGAGGATTATTTTGATCGGTCTAATGGAGATGATTCTTTAGACTTAACCGATGAAGATAGAACTTATTTAAGACTAAAATGGGGAAAAACTTATAAACCAGAAGAGTGGGTAAAGCTGGAACAGCTTTACACTCGTATGACTGAATCATACGATGTCCAGGGAGCTGGACATGAGGATATTCTGAAGCTTGTGTGCAAGACTTCTATTAAAGCTAATCAGCTTTTGGATATTGGTGATGTGGATGGCGCCCAGAAGATGGTTAAAATGTATGATTCGCTAATGAAGTCTGGTAAATTTACTGCGGCTCAAAATAAAGCTGAAAATGGTGAATTTGTAAATTGTATTTCTGAGTTAGTTGAGGTTTGTGAAAAAGAAGGATTTATTCCTAGATATTATGTAGATGGACCAAAAGATAGAGTTGATGAAACTTTAGCAGATTTAAAGAATTATACTCATTCTCTTATTGTAGAAGAAATGAATCTTGGTAACTTGATTGAATCTGCCGTTAAAGAAATGGCAAAAGAGGAATCTAAGGAAGAGGATGAAGATATTGAAGATGAATTAAGTTATGATGAAATTGATGAATTAAAAGATCAAGATTTTGAAGATTATAACCAATTCCTTGAAGATGAAGAGATTAGTGATGAAACTATCAATGAATTTCTGAAAGGTGGAGACGTATAATGGCATTACAGGATTTAATAGACCTATCAGGTAATCAAAAAAAGATTGGTCTTTCCGAAGAACGTGTGCGAGCCATTGTCCCAGTAGCTAGAGAGTATATCTCCTTTTGGAGAGAGTATCCAGACTTATTCATTGATTTTTTATTAGAGAAAGGCGGAAATCCACAGGATTTCCATTTCTTCTTTTATCAAAGAGTATTTTTGCGCGCGGCGATGCGGCATCAGTATGTTTATGCGGTATTCCCTCGAGCTTATAGTAAATCATTCTTATCTATCATGGTTTTAATGTGTAGATGTATTCTTTATCCAAAATGTAAATTATTTGTTACTTCTGGTGGTAAGGAACAGGCTGCGGGTATTGTAAAAGAAAAAGTTCAAGAAATTTGCACTTTAATACCGGCCTTTAAACGAGAAATTAATTGGGGCCGTGGTGTAACCCTTGAAGGTAAAGATTATTGTAAGTATGTATTTAATAATGGATCTTACTTTGATAATATCGCGGCTAGAGAAAGTTCTCGTGGTAAACGTCGACATGGCGGTCTAATCGAGGAGTGTGTAGGTGTAGATGGAAAGATTCTTTCTGAAGTTATTATTCCTACTATGAATATTTCTCGTATGTGTATGGATGGTTCTACACATCCAGAGGAGCAATTAAATAAATCTCAAATTTATATTACGACTGCAGGATGGAAAAATACATTTCCTTATGATAAATTAATTCAGCTTCTGGTATGGCAAATTGTTAAACCGGAAAAGTCTATGGTTTTAGGCGGAACTTATCGTATTCCAGTTTTAGTAAAACTTCTTGATAAGAATTTTATTCGAGATCTAAAAATGGATGGAACTTTCAATGAGTCTTCATTTGATCGAGAATATGAAAGTATTTGGTCAGGAACTGTAGAAGATGCTTTCTTTAATGCTGAAACATTTGATAGAAATAGAATTCTTAAACAGCCAGAAAAAGAAGCATCTGGTCGAATTGGTAAATCAAGTTTTTATGTTATTTCACTTGACGTTGGTCGTAAGGGCTGCGATTCTGTTGCATGTATTTTTAAGGTAACACCGCAACCGCAAGGAGTTTCAACTAAACAATTAGTTAATATTTATACAATGTCTGATGAGCATTTTGAAGACCAGGCTATAAAAGTTAAAAAATTATTCTATAAATATAAAGCAAGACGTCTTGTTATAGATGGTAATGGTATGGGTATTGGACTTCTGGATTATATGGTTAAACCACAAACTGATTCAGAAACTAATGAATTTTATCCAGACTTTGGAGTTTATAATGACGATGAAGGATTTTATAAGAAATATAGAACTGTAGATTGCGAACAAGATGCAATTTATGTTATAAAGGCTAACGCGCCAATTAATACTGAGGCACATGCAAATGCGCAAACTCAGCTTTCTTCTGGAAAGGTTAAATTCTTAATTGATGAGCGTGTTGCTAAGACAAAATTATTGGGAACTAAAGTAGGTCAGAATATGAAACCAGAAGAAAGGGCAGAATATTTAAAACCATTTACTTTAACTTCCATATTAAAGGAAGAGATGATGAACCTTCGTGAGGAAAATGAAGGTGTTAATATTATCTTAAAACAAGCAAATAGAGGTATCAGAAAAGATAAATTTTCTGCCTTTGAGTATGGATTATATTATATAAAACAAGAAGAAGATAATAAGAAAAAGAAGAAAAAGTTTAATGCTAAGGAATGGAGATTCTTAAATTAAGCATGAGAGGAGGGGTTGTATGCGCGCGTCGAGAGGTGAAATTAAAATCGAAGAAATTTTGACAGAATCTGGATTGCCATTTAAGATGGAATATATTTTTCCAGATTTGCGGAGCCCAAATGGGCGGCCCCTTCGTTTCGATTTTGTAGTCTTTGATGATGATGGAAATATTGATTTTATTATCGAATTTCAAGGTAAACAACATTATGAACCTAGTCAAAAATTTGGTGGTAAAAGAGGTTTCTACCAACAGCAATTTAATGATAATAAGAAACGAAGATTTTGTGCGTTACATGATTTTAAATTAATTGAAATTCCATACACTGAAGAGAACCTCATTTCATATGATTACATTATGAAGAAGGCTGGATATTAAAAGGAGGTGGAATTTTGGAAAATAGACAGGAAGAAATTCATGCTAAAGGCTTTAATATGAATGACACTTATCGCGATCATGTTGATCCATTAGATTATGGTAAAATTAAAGTTGGAACAAAAACTCTTGATGATGCTATTTTAAATCTAGGATCTATACGAAAAGCGCATAGAACTTATGGAAATAAGCAAGTTGTTCTTAGAGCTTTAGGTGAACGAAATCTACCTTTATTAAGAGAAATTTCAAATTACTTTTATTCTACTAATGGTATTTACTCCAGAATGTGTAATTATACCGCTTTTCTTTATAGATATGATTGGTATATTGTTCCAGAAATTCTTGATGATACAGTAAAAGAAGAAAAGGTTTTAAAAGAATTTAATAATCTTTTGAGTTTTTTAGATAATACTCATATTAAAAAACAATGTGGTGATATTGCTTTAGAGGTTATTAAAAATGGGGCTTATTATGGTTATATGGTTCCCTCTGAAGATGGAATTATTTTACAACAATTACCTATAAATTATTGTCGATCAAGATATTTTGTTGGAGATTCTCCCGCAGTAGAATTTAATATGAGATTTTTTGATGATAATTTTAGAGATATAAATTATCGTTTGAAAGTCTTAAAGATGTTTCCAAAAGAATTCCAAGAGGGATACTTGAAATATAAGCAGGGAAAACTCCCGATTGATAACATGGGTGATCCTTTTGGAACATGGTTTTTACTAGATCCGCAATCTACGGTTAAATTTAATTTTCATAATAGTGATATTCCACTATTTGTTAATGCAATTCCAGAGATTTTAGATTTGGATGCCGCGCAAGAATTAGATCGTAGAAAACAGATGCAGCAATTATTAAAAGTCGTTATTCAAAAATTGCCACTAGATAAAAATGGTGATTTAGTATTTGACGTTGATGAAGCAAGAGATATTCATAATAATGCGGTTGATATGTTGCAGCATGCTATTGGAGTAGATGTTTTAACAACATTTGCAGATATTACCGTAGAAGATATGGCTGATAGTAATACAACCACTACAACAGATGATTTGGAGAAGATGGAACGTGCAGTTTATAATGCTTTTGGTACTTCTCAAAATCTATTTAATACAGATGGAAATTTATCTCTTGAGAAATCAATTTTAAACGATGAGTCAAATATAAGAGATTTACTTTTACAATTCCATATATTTTATGACAGAGTAGTTCAGTCAAAATGTAATAATAAAAGAAAATACAAATTTAGATTTTATATGTTAGATACGACTCAGTATAATTATACCGATCGTGCAAAAATGTATAAAGAGCAAGTTCAGAATGGTTATTCTAAAATGTTACCTCAAATTGCAATGGGACATTCACAAAGTTCTATTATTCATACTGCTTACTTTGAGAATGAGATTCTTCATTTAACTGAGATTATGATTCCTCCATTAATGAGTTCAACTTTAAATGGTGAAGATATTTTGGGTAAAAATGATGAATCAAAATCTTCAAATAATCAAAGTAATTCAGAGGGAAAATCTTCTCAAAGCAGTTCTAATAGTGATGGCACTGCAGGACGTCCAGAAAAATCGGATGATGAGAAGAGTGAAAAGACTATTGCTAATAAAGAATCTATGAGTTAGGAGGATTAATATAATGCATAAAAGTGTGCGTTTAGAGACTCCGTGTGAGTTTATTAACGTAGTCCCTGTTAATCCTCTAATTTCTAAATGCCAGATTAAAGTTTGTTATGTTGGAGATGAGCCTAATCGCAATAGAAGTGTTATTACTAAAGATGTTGCGCGACAGATGGCTAACAGTCTTCCTGGTAGTCCGATTGTAGGATTCTTTAATGAGGATACTGGAGATTTTGAAGAACATAATCGAACTTTAGATATTAAAAATGGTAAACTTGAAATTAAGGATGCTACAAGACCTTATGGTTTTGTTGATTTAAATGCAAAGGTATGGTTTCAAAAATACTTGGATGATGATACTATTGAAAGAGAATATCTTGTAACTGAAGGATATTTGTGGACAGGTCAGTATCCAGAGTGTCAAAGAGCTGTTGATAAAGGAAATAATGAATCAATGGAGCTTGACAAAAATCATTTAGATGCAAATTGGACAAACGATAGTAATGGAAAACCTCAATTTTTTATTATTAATGAAGCAATTATTTCTAAACTTTGCATTTTGGGTGAGGACTATGAACCTTGCTTTGAGGGTTCCAGTGTTACCAATGATCAAATTCAATTCTCTTTTGCAGATGACTTTAAAGAGCAGTTATTCTCAATGATAAGTGAATTGAAAGAATTATTACAGGAAAAAGGAGGAACAACGCAAGTGTTTACTACATATGCAGTTACAGTTGGTGATTCTCTGTGGAATGCTCTTTATAGTCATGTAGATGAAAAAATGAATGGCAGTACTATTGTTGGAGTTTATGAAGACAATAATCAAAAATTTGCTGTTCTTAAAAATGGAGAAAAATATTCTCGTTTAGATTTTTCATTTAATGATAAAGAGGAATTTGTTCCAGCAGAAGCTGTCGCTGATATTACAGATTCTTTTACTCCTTCAGAAGAAGCACAGTTTGCATTAGCAGATGTTGAAGCTTTTGAAACAGAGTATAAGAAAAAGAAAGAAGAAGAGGACAAAGAAGGAAAATCTGATTCCGATAAAACTGATGATACAACAGAAGGGGAAAAAGATGACACTTCCGATGATTCTGAAGAGGATCCAAAAGAAGATCCTGATGAAGATGAAAAAAAGAAAAAGAAAACTGGTGAAGATGGCAAAAAGGCAAAATATTCATTAGAAGAAATTCCAGAATATCTTGAGCTTCAAACCAAATTCTCTGCATTGCAGACTACAGTTAATACTTTAACCCAGGAAAAAGCTGCTTTAGAAGCTCAGCTACAACCTCTTATCGATTTCAGAAATCAAGTTGAAAAAGAGAAAAAAGAGGAAATGATTAAGAGCTTTTATATGTTATCTGAGGAAGATAAAGCTGATGTTGTTGCTAACATTGACAAATATTCTTTGGATGATATTGAAGCAAAACTTTCTATCTTATGTGTTCGTAACAAGGTAAGCTTTAACCTTGATGATGATAATGATCATAAAGATCCTACCACTTATAATTTGAATGATCAGTTCACTGATACAAATACCCCAGCTTGGATTAAAGCTGCTATGGATGTTGCGAAAACTATGAATTAAAAACTTTTAAGGAGGATATATAATGCTTAGTGATTTCTTAAAGAAACATATCACTAGTCAGGCAAAGTTTATCCAAACAAATGGATACGGATATGGCCAGGTTGAACCTAACCATTTGTCTGCGCAGAGAACCGCACAGGTTTATGCTCAGTTGCCTGCGGCTGCTGATATTGATGTACTAGAGCAAGGTCAGTTTGTAAAATATGATTATGCAAGCGGTCTTGTTAATTTTGAAGGAAAAGGCGAGTGGATGCTTGTTTACAATGAAATTAAATTGTATCGTGAGCATCAAGATGATTGCGAATTCGCAATGCTGAAAGACAATTATCAGGCTCGTATTTATAGTCCATTCGGTTATGGAGTTGACAAGGATGGTAATCATACTGTTGATGACGATTGGAGTAGACAGTCTAGATATTACAATGGAGTAGATGCTGAAGGTAGTTCAAGTATCAAAGTTGGCGAAAATGAATATGCTTATGATGATGTTACCGCTGCTCCAGATATGTACGAGATTCATTACAATGAGGATCCATTCCACATTCTTGGACCGTACAAAGAGGCTAGAATGCCAGAAGGTACCACAATGGTTCCTCGTGTATTCAAGACCAATGTGGGCGACATTTTTACTACAAATATGATTAACGAAGAATCTGTTGAACTTGGTGATACTCTTGTTCCTGGTGAAAAAGGAATTCTTGAAAAGAAAGAGAGTATTGATGGTGAAGCAATGGTATGGCAGGTAGTTAAAGTTTATACAATGCCAGATCACCAGCCAGGCGTAAAGATTATGCGTATTGTCTAATAAGGAGGGAAGAATATAATGCTAGATAGAGCTAATTTAGTTGCTTTAATGAAGCAAGTTGCAAAAGCTGATCCTTCCGCTCCGGTGGCTTATAGTTTTGGAAATGAGAATCTAAGCTATGAGGCATTAAATGAAACACTTCGTAGAGAGCTGAATGAATTGGCAGGAACATACTCACTATATCGTGAGAATAAAAATTTAATTTTCTCAATTATTGAGGAAACTCTTGATGAAGTTCTACCAAAGAAAGTAGTAGAACAGTATGATCAGTTTGCTGAGGTTCGTACATTCGCACAAGGCGATAAGATTCTGTTCCGTCGTAAACTTACATCTAATAATAGAGCTAAACAGTTCGTTACCAGAGTTGGACTTGCAGGTATTTATGAAGTATTCAAACTTGGTAAGAACGAAGAGGCTTTCGAAGTTCGTACAAGTGCTATTGGTGGCGCTGCTCAGATTGGATTTGAGGAGTTCCTTGATGGTCGTGTAGACTTCGCAGAAGTTACTCGTATTATTATGGAAGGTATGGATGAATTGATCTACAAAGAAGTTGCGGCTGCTTTGAAGGCTTCAATCAACCAGTTACCACCTGCAAATAGAGTTATTGCTAATGGTTTTGATGAAGATGCTATGGATCTTCTTCTAACTATCGCTTCCGCTTATGGTACACCTACTATTTATTGTACTTATGAGTTTGCTGTTAAGATGATTCCACAAGAAGCTTGGAGATACACTGAAGCAATGAAGACCGAGCTTTGGAATACTGGTCGTCTTGCAACATATAAAGGACATAAAGTAGTTATCCTTGAGCAGGGATTCGAAGATGAAACCAACAGTACAAAAGTAATCGATCCTGGTTATGCTTGGGTTATTCCTACAGGCGCTGATGGAAAGCCAGTTAAGATCGCTTTTGAAGGAAATACTATCGTAGATGAATTCAATAATCCTGGAGATCGTTCTCGTGAAATTCAGGTTTAC